AAGTAGAACCTAACATTCCACCCTTTATATCATATAGTGATCTATTTTTGCCTGGGGTTTGATATGTAATAGCTCTTTTAAATGATTGTATTATTTTACCTGCATCAGATGAACTAGAATATTTTTCATTTGAAGCTTTATCTCCACAATGAAATTCTCCTTGTACACCTTCCTCATATAAACTTTGTAAACTTCTGAAATGATATCCTTGCATATTTTCAAAAAATAAAAAGTGTGGAGAATTATTTTTTACACTTATAGATTCTCTTGTCAAATTTCTTATAAAATCAAATGGGTGATTATTTGGTGATATCAGTTTTCTGATACCTTGAGTTGGTTCTACATATATATCCTTCTTAGTATTAATGTATTTTGGATTTTCTAATACTGATTGTACAATTTTGTCTACTGTTTCTTCATATGATTTTGACACTCTTGTTCTATGATTTCTTAAAAGTTCTGGTGTGCATATTTTAAGTTCAACTAACTCAGAAGATGTTGAGGCTGGTTCACGCACACCTATTTCATGTACACAAAAAACATTTTCTGAAAAATCTATTTTGGGGTCAGATAGGCCAGGCGTTGTGATTTTTAAAGAAATATATTCTTGACCAACTATAGGCATATTATCGACTAAATTATTAGTATCACCTATAATTATACTTCCATTCAAGGAGTGTGAAAAAATATCCTCAAAAATATTAATTTCAACAATAATTGCTGATATGTCCACCGTAACACCAGCTGAAGAAATCAACTCGCATTTTTCTAAATCAAACTCTCCAGCATACTGTAATCCTGCCATTATACACTCGTTTCATTCATCAAATTTTCATATTCCTCAATAAACAATTTTACAAATTGAGGATCAAGTAATTTAATTTGTCTTAACTCATCTTGACGCTTTAATTCATACTCATAATTAGTTATCGTAGTTGCATTTGGATAGTTACTTAAATCAGTAACTTCAATTTTTAATGATGTATCACCAGAGCTTTGTTCAATTTCATAATGATGAACACCACTAGGATTTGGATTTCCATCTGAGTCAACATACTTTTGATTTATGTAAGAATTAAATTGTGACTCTGCCATTGGCCAACCATGATAACGATCTGCTACATCATTAGTTAACATTACTATCCAATGAAGTTCAGTGTCACCATATAATTTGTGTGCTATTGATTCAGGAGTATCACCTTCTTTGACACTATAAGTATCAAACAAAAGTGAATTTGTTTTAACTTTAGCTCTAACACCAACCCTTCTTAAAAGATTGGTTACAATCTTTGGTTCTCTATTATCAGCAGAATCATAATATATTTTAGGAATGGTAGAAAAGTACATAATTAAAAACCCTCGTCTGCTTCTTTTCTTGTGATAAGGTCTATTTCTTTAAATGTTAGTGATATATTGGTTTCGATGGGTGGTGCACCGTCACCCTCAATTCCTTGATAAGTTTTGTATCTATCCCCACCATAGGTAACACTCATGTTTTCTAAAAAACAGGTAGCTATTTTATGTAAAAATTGGTTTTGTGCACCATTCCACCTATATTCTATGTCAAAGGTATTTGGAATTGTTAATGATCTACCAGCAATATCATCACCAAGATATTCTGGTAACATATTTACCTTAAACATTTTAACAATACTTCGTACCTCTTTTGCCTCTTCTTCACTTTTGGGCATCATTTTAAAATCATATTGAAATGTTCTCTTATCAATTCCTTTGAAAGCAAGTTCCATACGATTAGAAGTTATGTAACCTCTTCTCATTTCCGCTGCTTCTTTCAATCCTCCAAGGCCAGGAAGGGCTCCTGCTGTCACTAGTAGTAAATTGTTTATATTTTTAGCAACTTCTGGTAAAACACCAGACAATGCACCAACAGCATCAGCAACTTGGCCAGTTGATACTCTATCATATGCATCCAGAGCAGCTTGAGTGATTGAACCCATCTCTGTATCAGTATATTGTGCACCATATGATGTTGAAACCTGTGCCGGCATATACATAGCAATTGCTGTATGTAATCTTTTTGTTGGTTGTGTTTGCATACCAACTTTTGTAAATCTGTCTGATTGTGTGTTATAAAAAGTACTTCCTTTTCTAAATCTAGATTCAAGTTTTCCACCAGCACCTGTTCTAACTCTTTCAAATGCATCATTCAGCTGATCTAAGTTATCAAATATTGGACTCTGTGGTTTAACAACAGCATTATTTCTTGTTCCAAATCGTATTTTTGCATTTTGTTGTACATTAATAAAAAATAACATATAATGCCCCTGATTACCTAGGCCTGGGTCAGCAGTAACATCTAAGGGAAAACTAAGATATTTTAAATTTCTTGATGGTGCTAGAGGTATAGTGTCAGAAGAGTTACCACCACGATTTGGTATATTAAAGCCAGGCACATTACCTGCCACCCTCCTCAATGCAGTGTTTGTGATTTGTGTCGCAACACCCTCTAGAAAATTGTTGAACGCCATTTATAAATAATCCTGTATAACAGTTTAAACTATTTATAAGATAAGTATATGGCGTACAGCGGAAAATATAAACCAAAAAATCCAAAGAAGTATGTTGGTGACTCCTCTAAGATAATTTATCGTTCTTTGTGGGAGCGTAAACTTATGGTTTATTGTGACATGAATGATAAAGTTTTAGAGTGGGGTAGTGAAGAAATTATTATACCCTATCACTCGCCGTGGGATAATAAAGTTCATAGATATTATCCAGATTTTTACATGAAGGTTCAGCAAGTAAGTGGTAAATGGAAAAGATTTATTATTGAGGTGAAACCAAAATATCAATGTAAACCCCCATCAGCAAATCCAAAAAGAAAAACTAAAAAATGGTTTAATGAAGTTAAAACATATACTATAAATCAAGCTAAATGGAAGTATGCTGTTGAGTTTTGTTTAGATCATGGTATGGAATTTAAAGTTTTAACTGAAGATCACTTGAATCCAAAGTATAAATAGTAATATGGCAAAAAGTAAATTTATACAAAGCGTAGTAAAATCAGCTGGTGGTAGACCAAAATCTACTCAGTGGTATCGTGATAAGATCAAAGAATTTGGTCAGCCTGGCGCTATGGATTTAATTCGTGATGGTAAACAAGCAAGAACACCACATTATGGTAGACTAAATATGTTTTTCTATGACCCTAAAGGTAGAAAGACATTACCATACTATGATACATTTCCTTTAGTGTTACCAATAGAAAGATATCCAGATGGATTTTTAGGTGTTAACTTTCACTACCTACCGATGGCGTTAAGATTGAAGTTGTTGGATCGTATAGTAGATTTTAGTAATAACACTAAGTTTGATGAAAGTACAGTTATTGATGCAGACTACTCAAAACTTAAAAATATAAAAGAAATCAAACCAACCCTTAAAAGATATTTGGCAGGAAGAGTTAAAACAAGATTTCGTAGAGTTGATGCAGATGAGTTTACAGTTGCAGCACTTCTTCCTATTGCAAGATGGAAAAACGGTACTCAACAGGACGTTTATAAAGACAGTAGGAAGATGATATAATGGCGTTTCAATTGCAATCAATTTTAGAAACAACAGCATTTCAGTTTTTAGATGAGATGTTAGCTGAATTTAACTCAACAGATGGTTTTGCAAAAACAAATCGTTGGGAAATAATTATCACACCACCAACAGGGAATCGTGGAAATAATTCAACTGGCAATATCTTTGCTCCTATTATGTCACAAAATACTGGAGAAGGAGTTGTTCAGAAAGCTGCTTTAATGTGTGAGGCATTCTCATTTCCTGGCCGTAACTTAGATAGTCAACCAGATTCAAATGTGTATGGGCCTGAAAGAGAAATAGTGAATGGTTATTCTTTTGGAGATATTTCTTCTACGTTTAGACTTTCCTCAGACCAAAAAGAAAAACAATTTTTTGACACATGGCAAAGACTTGCATACAACCCTCAAGACTTTTCCATAGGATATTATTATGATTATATTGGTGAAATAAGACTTTACCAATTAGATGAAAAAGACCAAAGACGATATGGAATAAAACTTTTAGAGTGTTTTCCAAAAACAGTAGATCAAATGGCAGTAACTCAAGGTGCAGGAGATTTGCAAAGAGTTAATGTAACATGGGCATATAGATATTGGTTATCTTTGGCAGATGAACGTAATATGCCCAGACCCCTAGAAGACAGGTTAGCTGAAATTGCAATCAACACAGTAAGTAAAAATATTTTTAATAATATTCCAAGTGTGTTGCGTAAATTATTTTAAAGGATGAAAAATTATGGCACTACCAAAACTAAATACCCAACAGCATACGTTGGAGCTCCCATCAACTGGTGAGAAAGTTAAATTTAGACCATTCCTCATTAAAGAACAAAAAATATTAATGATGGCACAAGAAAGCGAGAATGAAACTGAAATCGCTGATGCCGTTATGAATATAATTGATTCTTGTACAGATGGTTTAGATGCACGACAACTACCAATATTTGATATTGAATATGTATTCTTACAACTCAGAGTTAAGTCTGTAGGTGAGACTGCTACTATAAAAGTTAAATGTCCAGATGATGATAAAACGTATGTTGACACTACTATAAAGTTGGATGATATTTCTGTTCACATGACTGCAAATCATACTAACATAGTAGAACTAACAGACAATGTTAAAATAGTTATGAAGTACCCACAGATGACAGATATGAAAGGTGTAAACTTTTCAGATGGGGTTGATGGCTCGTTTGGTTTAATATCTAAATGTGTATATGAAGTTCACGATGGTGATACAGTACATAACAGAGTAGATATGTCAGATAAAGACTTAAATGATTTTATTGATACTATGGATACTAAACAGTTTGAAAGTGTTATGGAATTTTTTAACACCATGCCAAAATTACGTCATGCAATAACTGTTACTAATCCAAAAACAAAAAAGAAGGGTGAGGTTATGTTGGAGGGCCTCGATAGTTTTTTAGCGTAAGCCTTTCACACGATAACTTATATAATTACTATAAAACTAATTTTGCAATGATGCAACATCATAAATATAGTTTAACAGAGTTAGAAAATATGTTACCGTATGAAAGGGAAATTTATTTAGGATTATTAGAGAATTATATTCGTGAAGAAAATGAAAGAATAGAAAGAGAAGATAAAAATTAGGGAGGCACGAATATGGCTGCACAAAAGAAACTACAAAAAGGTTCGGCATGGGAAAAATATGATTTAGATGGGGATGGTATAGTCTCTGATGAGGAATTAGATATGGAAAGACGTATGATTGAACTTGAAGATTTGAAATCCGATATGGAAAATGAAGATAAAAAGCAAGATGCACAACGAAATATGGCATGGTTTGCTCTTAGTGGTATGTTACTATACCCATTTGCAGTTGTGATAGCAGTCTGGTTTGGTTTAGATAAGGCTGCAAGTATTCTTGGTGATATGGCTGCAGTCTATTTTGTTTCTGTTGCTGCAATCGTTGCTGCATTCTATGGTAAAGAAGCCATAGCCCAGAAAAAGAATAGTTCAATACAAGTAAAAGATAATAGGTAACCGTTATGGCTGAAGACAAAACATTTAGAATGTTAATTGAAGAGCAGAAGAGAACAACTGATGCTATTCGTAATTTAGTTACAACTAATGAGGAAACTTCGGTCAATGAAATAGAAAAACGTGAAAAAAGTGAATCACGCATAGAGGGCGGAAGAAAGGCTTGGGAAACTAGACAAGCAAACCTACTTGCACAACAAAATCCAAACAGTGCTGCAAATAAAGAAAAACAAGATGAACAAAACACTTACCTAAAAGATACCTTTGGAAAATTTTTAGGAAAAGATTCAAGTTTTGCTAAAGGTTTGTCTAGTATTGGTCAATCTCTAAAACAAAAAGTTCAAGGTGGTATTGCTGGAATATTTACTGCACTAAAGGCTGGAGCTTTTCTTTTATTTCTAGGTGGTATGGTTAAGTTTCTTCAAAGTCCAACATTCAAAGAACTACAAGATAAATATCTTCCAATTATTGCTGACGGTTTACAATCTTTATATGATACATTAAAATCAATAGCCAGTGGA